GTGGCGTCGTACAGGAAGCGAAGCGGGGGCTGGCGGGCTGAGATCGTAAAGCGTGGCGTGCGGGAGTCTCAGACCTTTCCGACCAAGGCTCAGGCCGTGGCCTGGGCAACGCAGCGCGAGGCCGAGATTCTGGCCGCAATACCTGGCCATTCGTCCGGCAGCAATTCCACTCTGGCAGATGCCATCGGCCGGTACAAGGCTGAGGTGACGCCTACAAAGGAAGGCAAGCGCTGGGAGGAAGTTCGCCTAGATAAGCTGCTCAACGAACTGGAGTTCGTAGGCGAGCGCCTGGGCGACGTGACGGCGGACCAGATCGCCGAGTGGCGTGATGCCCGGCTGAAGCTGGTGGAAGGCCCGAGCGTGCGGCGCGAGATGACGTTGCTGTCCAGCGTGTTCGAGCAGGCGCGCACTGAGTGGAAGTGGTGCCGGCATAACCCGGTGCGAGAGGTGAAGCGGCCCGGCAACAACCGGCCGCGTGATCGGCGCATCAGTGCTGATGAGGAGAAGGCCCTGCTCGATGGTATGGGCTATGTCGAAGGCCAGCCGCCCGCCACCAAAACGCAAGAAGTGGCCTATGCCTTCCTGATCGCCCTGGAAACGGCAATGCGCCAGGGCGAGATCCTGGGGCTGACCAAGCCTGCCACGCGGCTTGCTGATCGCTATGTGCGGCTGGCCACGACCAAGAACGGTGACGCGCGCAACGTACCGCTGACCAAGCGCGCGGTGCAGCTGCTGCAGATCCTGCTCGATGCGGCGAAGGGGCGGGACAATCTCTTCACGGTCAACTCGGTCAATGCCGACGTGTTGTTCAGGAAGGTGCGGGACCGGCTGGAGATCAACGACCTGCGTTTTCACGATACCCGGCATGAGGCCACGACGCGCCTGGCCAGGAAGCTCGATGTGCTGGATCTGGCCCGGATGACCGGGCACCGTGATCCACGTTCGCTGATGGTTTACTACAACGCCACGGCCACCGAGGTGGCCGGTCGGTTGGATTGATCAGGCGGCCTTGCGGCCGGCCCTGCCTGTGGGGAGTTTCGAGGCGTTCTTTCTGGCCCAGCTGCGCACGTCGACGGCAAACCACCGCTTGGCCGCGCGTGGGCCGGTGTCGCATGGCTGCAGCGGCGCGGGGAAGTCCGGCCGGGTCACGACCCGGCGCTCTGTGGAATCAGTGGATAGCTTGAGGTAGTCGGCGATGTCCTCGGCGGTCCATAGCTGATCCTCGGCCGGCACCTGCGGCCGCTTGAGCTGGGCGACCAGATCCTGCAGGGCAGCGAGCAGGCTGGCCTGATCCTCGGGCAGTTGGTTGATGGGTTCGTTCATGCTGCCTCCTGCATAACTTCAACTTCTCTCGGGAACAGCGGGTTGGCTTGCAGCAGGGCCTTGTAGGGCAGGGGCGAGACTGAGTTGCCCACCATCTTGACCTTGGCCTTGTTGCTGAACCGGCGCCCGTCGTGGCCGATGTCGATCTTGTATGTCGGGCGGAAGCCCTGGATCAGGTACAGCTCGCGCGGGGTGAGCATGCGCATGCCGATATCAACGATCACATAGGGGCTGCCCTTGATGGTCACCGTCACCAGTGCGAGGCGGTCGCGGGTGGTGATGGTGGCGGCTGGGTTGCGCGGGTCGTAGGTGTTGTCTGACCCGTAGTAGCCCATCAGGAACGCCGCCACGCGCTCGGCCCCTGCCTGGTGCTCCGGCGACAGCGTGCATTCCATCAGCGCCAGGTGCGTGCCGCCGGCGGTGATTGCTGGGGCCTGGTCGCGCAGATCCTCGCCGACGCTGTTGTTGCGCAGGGTGATCAGGCTGGCCGTGACAACGTTCTGCTGGCTGCCGGTGGTGGTCAGGGCAGTGGCTGGCTCTGCTGGATGACGGCCCAGCGTGGCGTTGTACCCGCCGTTGTGTTGCGCCAGGTAGGCGACGCCGACCGCACGGTGGTTCTCGGTGAGGATCGCGCCGGCCGGTTGCTCGCAACTGGTCGGCTTGCCGGCGTAGCTTGGGCTGCCAGCGCCCACCAGCACCGGAGCGACCACGGCGAAGTGCCCGCCCTTTACCTCGCTGCAGATGGTGCGCCCGGGCTCGGCCGCGCTCATGTTGCGCTGGTTGCTGGCGTTGGCGTGCTCGGTGATGAACGGGGCGAGCAGCGGTTGCGCGACGGCGAAGCCATGGCTGCCGGTGATCGTCGCGGCTGGTTCGTTCACGGCCTGGCCACGGAACTCGGCGCCGCCGTGGTTCACGCTGACGATGAACGGGTCGGCGTGTTCCAACACGTAGCGGCGCACGCCCTTGCGCAGGCGCTCCATGGTCTTGCCGACCAGCGGGCGGCGCACGCCTGCAGCTTTGCCGGCCTCGGCGTCGAGGAAGATCGACGGACACGGCAGGCTCCAGTCGATGTAGGTGGCCACCGGCACCCATGGCAGCTGGCCCGGCCCTGGCACCTTGGCGTGGGTCGCCTCGGGCCAATTCAGTTGTACGCCGTCGCGGCGGGCGATGAAGAACAGGCGCTCGCGCGTGGTGGCGGCGCCGAAGTCGGCGGCGACCATCTTGTCGAAGTGGAACTGATAGCCCTTGTCACGCAGCAGGTGCAGGAAGCGCGCCCAGGTCTTGCCGCGCCGCTTCACGTCGGGCACCAGATACTGCCGCTGTACGGGCACGCGCTCGCCTGGTTCGGCTACGCGGTTCACCGGTTTGCCGGTGACGGGGTGCGGCACCATGTCGAGCGTGATCACTCGGCCGGTGTCCGGGCAGCGCTTGGCCACCAGCGGCCCCCATTGGAGGATCTGCATCACGTTCTCCATGGTGAGCATCAGCGGCAGCGTTTGGCCTACCCACTTGATGACCATCCACGACAGTGACCGGCTTTCCTTGCTGCGCGGCTGACCGCCACGGGCCTGGCTGTGGTGCGTGCATTCCGGGCTGGCGTGCAGGCGGCCGACCGGACGGCCCTGGGTTGCAACGCGCGGCTCGACTAGGCGGATGTCTTCGCGGTAGTGGGTCGTCTGTGGGTGGTTGACGATGTGCATGCTGATCGCGTCGTCATCGTGGTTGATGGCGATGTCGACGCATTCCCCGGTGGCTTCTTCCATGGCGTCAGAGGCGCCACCGCCCCCGGCGAACAGATCGATGTTGAGGTACTCGCGCAGGTCCAACGGCAGCTGTGCCTGGTAGACGGCCTGGGCGAGGTCGTGACGGCGAAAGGCTGTCATTGGGCATCCTCCTGGCTGACCGGCAGCGTGTGCCCGTGGCAGGCAGGGGAGGCGCTGTGCCAGGCAATCGCGGTCGGATCATGGCGAACGGTTGGCCATTCCGCGGCGTCTGGATGGGTCGCATACCCCTCGACAAGCTGCGCGTGCGGGCGGTTTTGAGAGCGGAGCGATGGGCTCAACTCGCGGGCGCGGCGCACGCCTGTCGTGGGGTGTGCAGCTGCTGCGCAGCTGGCGGGCAGGGTATTGGATGATGTCGCGCCTTCGGCGCGGCGGTTTATAACGCCCCCGCGCGAGTCCTGCAGGCGGCCGGCTTGCACCGTGCACGGCAGGTTCAGCGGGTGACGGCCGCCGCCGTGCTGTCGCACGGCAGTGGCGATGGTGGTGGCGGGGGCTTGGGTCATGCCTTCACCTCCTGCGCCCAGTTCATGAGCCCTGCAGGCGAGCCGGTGCCTGTGCCGTGGACCAGCTCGCGCTCGGCCTGGGCGAATACCTTGGCGCGGTGAGTGGTGGACAGCAGCTCCATCAGCTGATGGTGGTAGGCCTGGCGGGCGTAGGCGGGCGTCCATTCGGGGATTGCTTTGTTCAGCGGCTGCACGCCTTCGAGGCATGCCCAGGGCTCGGGGTGCGGGGGCATGAGCTGCTGACGCTCGGTGGCGAGGGCGATCATGTCCGCCTCGTGCACGCAGTCGGGCAGCTCAGGGTCAAGGTCGAAGCGTTCGCAGATGGTCACCCACATGCGGGCCTCCAGCTGCTTGTAGGTATCGATCAGGATCGACAGCCCGTTGAACTCGGCGTCATTGAAGATGCGCAGCGAGCTGGCATAGCCCCAGGCGTCTGTCGGCTTGAGCGCGTGGAGGTTGAGCACTTCCATCCATGCATTGTTACGGCGCTTGGCGGCTTCGATCATTAGCAGCTTGATGGGGCGGGCAATGTCGGCCAGGTAGGCCTCGGTGGCGTCGTGCAGCAGGCCGGCCAGCTTGTGCTCCTGCGGCACGATGTCGGCGACGATCAGGCAATGCTGTGCGACCGAGTAGTGGTGGCGGGTCTGGCCATTGAAGCGGCAGACGAAGGCCAGGCCGTGGCAGATGTCGTCGATGCGGATCTGTTTGGCCTGGGGCTTGAGGATGTCCACCTGGGTGGCGCTTTGGGTGAGTATCCAAGTCATGTCAGGCGGCCTCTTTCTTAAGGTCGACCAGCAGCACCGCGTTGCGGGTATCGGTGCGCAGTTTCCAGAGGGTTTCGGCGCCGCACTGGATGCGGATCTGGTTCTGCAGCTCGGTGTGTTCGCGCTCCAGCTGGGCGAGCTTGGCGATGGCGCGGTCGTAGTCGTGCTGCAGCTTGCCGGCCGCCTCGGGGGTGAGGCGCAGCAGGGGGAAGTTACGGCGGATCATGCTGCGTCCTCCTGCACAGCGAGGCGGGCAGTTTCGGCGGTGCGCTGATTGCGCTCGTCGCTGTCGGCTTTGGCCTTAGTCAGGAGATCGCGCAGGTGCTCGGGCAGCTCGCTGCCATAGGCATTGAAGGTGATAGTTGCCAGCCCTTCATCCGGGTTGATGCCGGTGACTGCGGTGCGGTCAAGCCACTCGATCAGGTCGGTGTCGGTGATGCCCTGGTAGTCGTAATCGCACAGGCGCGGTGGCTGGTCGAGGATGGCCTTGACGCGCTCGGCAAGGGCGTTGATCTGCGCTTGTGCCAGGGCCGGCTGGTTGGTCTTGCTGGTGCCGCTGCGCGCTACCTGGTGGGCGGCGATGCCGAGTTGCTTGGCGGCCAGCTTGAGGGTCAGCCAGTCATCGCTGGTGAGGCGCTTGGCGGTTTCTTCATTCAGGGCTGCGAGCAGATCACGGATGACGTTTTCGCGGTCGTTCTCGGCGAAGTGCATGTGCTCTCTGAGCTTGGCCAGGGTGGCGGCGTGGTCGGCCGTCTCCAGCTCGATACTCTGGCGAAGCGCTGCCATTTCGCGGGTGCGTGCGTCGAGCAGGTCGCGGGCTTCGCCCAGGTCGGCGCGGACGTTGCCGACGATCTTGCGCCAGTAGTTCTTCGCGACGTTGTGGCCTTGCTCGTAGCCTGCCGCTTTGCCGGTGCGCAGGCCGATGCAGTAGAAGATGGAGCCGGCGATGGCGGCGCAGCTGAGTGCGGCGAAGATGCTGTAGATCTGCGCGGTGGTGAAGGTGATGAGTTCCATGTGGTGCTCCTCGGGTTGGTCGTTCGCTGGTGGTGGCAGCGGGTACGGCTGTCAGGTGGTTTTGGGTGGATCAGTACGGGGCGAAGTCGCCTGTCTCAGCGAACTGCTGCAGGAATGGCAGCAGCGCCTTCACTTGGTCTTGCGTCAGGTGCATGCGGCCACTGCACAGCGCCCCGGCAGGCAGCGGCATTTCCTGCCATCCGCGCTGATCGCTGCCTGGTTTCGGCAGGATCATCACCTTGGGCGTGTTGATGCCCAGCCAGATGCAGCGCTCGTCTGCCAGGCTGCTCAGTTGAAGGCTGCTCTCGTGGTGGTAGTGGTCGACAAAGTCGATTCGCGGGAAGCCGCGCGGGGCGCTGGGTTTGAGTTCCATAGGTCAGCTCTCCTGCTCTTTGCCCAGCACCTTGGCCAGGGCGTCGTCGGCTTGGCCGGCACGTTGGTCGATGTGGGCGGCCAGGTGGTGGATCTCGATGTAGCGCAGTGCCTTGCCGCTGTCCTGCAGGGTCGTGACCGGCAGGGGAAGTTCTGCGGTGCCGACCTGGCGGCCGAAGCGGTCTGCGTTGAGGTTGCGGAACAGCTCAGTGCGCAAGGTCTCCAGCGGGATCAGGACGGTGCCGAACATGCGAAAGAGCATGTCCAGCGTCGTCGGCCTGGGGGCTGGCAGCAGGCGCAGGGGCTGCTGCTGGTCGTTGGGTGGGCTCATGCGCGGCGCGCCTCACGGGCTTTGCGCGGCAGCAGGCGCAGCGGGTTTTTGTTGGGGTGGCGAGCCTTGGGCTTGGCCTGGCCCGTGTTGATGCCAAACGCGGCGATAGCCTGGTTGAGCTGGCTAAGCACGCCTTGGGCGGTGGAGCCGAAGCCGGTGAAGCGGATCTCGTCGGCCTTGCCGATGGCTTCGATGTAGGCGAACAGCTCGATGCCGCTCAGGTTCGGGCCAAGGCGCAGGGTGGTGCGGTGGGTGAAGCCTTCGCCCATGGCCTCGGTGAGGCGGGCGACGGCGCCTTCGAGCTGCATGTGCTGCAGCTGCAGGTCGGTGGCCTGGCCGAGGCGCAGGCCGGCCGCGCTGGCAGCCAGGTGCAGGGCGCTGCTGATGACTTCGCTGTTGCGCTGTGCCTCGGGCATGCGCAGCAGGTCCAGCAGGGTGTCGTCGAGTAGCTTGATGTCTTTCATTGTTTGCTCCGGGCTGGGTGTTCCCAGGCGTTGCGGCCCATGGTGCGCACGAGGGCGCGCAGGTGTTCGGGCACGTGGTTGGCAATGGCTGCTTTGCGCTCGTCCAGGGTGGGCAGCTTCGAGATGACGGTCACCCACTGGCGGGCAGAGGTAGGGGTGATCTGCCGCCCGTCCGGGGTGGTGTAGAGGAGGTCAGGCGACATCGCCCGGGTCCGCCTTTGGTTCGGGCATTGGGCGCTCGATGCCGAGCTTGTCGGCGAGCCACGGGATACCGGCATCGGTGACGCGGGTGGTGCGAGTGAGCCGCCAGCCCTTGGTGTCGCTGTAGAACGGGTTCTCGCGCGTCACCAGATAGAGCTTGGTCAGCTCGGGATTCGCCGGCAGATTGAAGGTGTCCAGCAGGCCCTTTTCGCGCATCAGCTTCATCATGGCGCGATGCTTGAGCCCGAGGCGTTCGGCGGTGTCTTTGAGTGAATGGCTCATGTGACCTCCTACGCTGCGGCCACGCGCTGGGGCGTGGCGATGATGTGCAGGTGCTCGATGCTGATCAGCAGGCGCTTGAGGCATTCGCGCTGATCGCCGCGCACGGTGAAGCACTTGGTACGCGGGCGAGCGGTGCCAATGCTGGCGATGACGGTCACGCCCTCGGCCGGTCGGGTGCGGTGCACTGCGACGTTGATGGGGTGCTCGTGGCCGGTTTCGAGGCTGGTAAAGCCGCCGTAGCGCACCATGTGCTTGAGCCGGCCTAGCTGGGTTTCGCTCAGTAGGGCGTCGGGCTCGGGCAGAAGGGGCTGGCGGGTTACGCGGGGCGGTGCCGGCTCGCCGCCGTCGACGCGGCCGTTGGCAATGGCGTCGATAAAGTCCGCCACCTGCAGGTGCTTCTCGGGGTGCGCGGTCTGCACGTCCATGCTGTGCACCGTTTCGCCCATCTCGATGCGAACGGTCGTACGGAACTGGCCACGCTCGATACCGATGCGGAACATCACCTGATCGCGGCTATAGGGCATGCGCGAAACAGTGTGATTGAACGTGCCGGTGAGGTTGAGCTGGGCACTCAGGCGCTGCAGGGCGTCTTCGGGGAGGGCGAAGTTCATGCTGCCACCTCCTGCGGTTGGTTTTCTGGCAGGTAGGCGGCCAGCGCGGTCTTCAGCTGCTCAAGCTCTGCAATTGGCTTGCTTGCTGGGTCTTCGTTGTCCCAAGGGTGCGGCTTGCCATGGCCGTAACGAATGTCGGCCTTGAAAAGGGGCGGCTTGCTGCCGGCGCCGATGTACTGGTGGTCGGCCGGATAGATCCGCACATAGACCGATTCAACATGGCCGGTGAGATCGACGAGGACGTGGAACTGGCCGGCGCTGGTGATGCGCAGGCCAAGGGCGCAGATGCTCAGAATGAGCGCTTCGATGGTCGGGTTCATGCCGCATGCCCTCCATCGTTCGGATCGAAGGGCGGCTGATCGGCCACGGTGTAACGGCGGTCGGCGGCTTCCCTGGGCAGGAAGTCGACGTGGCCGGTGGCGAACAGGAACTTGGGTTTTACGCGGGAGAACTGGCAGCCGGTGGCCTGGGCGGCGCGGCGTAGTTCAAAAACGCGCGTCTCCGGGCAGGAGGGCAGCGCGTGAAGGGATGCAGACATGGTTTACCTCGGCTCTGTGGTGGAGAGACGAGGCAAATCTACAAGTGATTTTGTAGGGTGGTCAACAGTTTTGTTTGTAGGCTTGTTTGTTGTCGCCTGTTAAAGCTGTTGGACCTTCCACATTCCACGGCCGCAAATGTGCCATTCCTCGGTCATGTGGATGTAGCGAGGATTCCAATCAGGGTTCAGGGCTTCGAGGAACCACTTGCCCTCCTCCTGGCGAAGCCGCTTGAAGGTGACTGAGTTGGAGTCAGTAAGTTTTGCGACTACGAAGTCGCCAGAGTTGGCTTCCTTATCGGGGTCAACCACAACCTTGTCGCCATCGGTGAAGCTAACGGCGGCGTTGGGGTTGTACATGCTGAACCCTTCAATACGGAGCACGAACGCTCTGGGGCCTACCGGCCCTGGGGCTTCGATCCACTCTTCTGCATCGCCTGGCTGAAAATTATCGACGGCCTCGCACCAGACGCCCGCTGCTACTGATCCAATCACTGGCAGTTTCCTTCCTGCTTCCCCGACTACAACGGCTTCTGAACCGTAGGGGATCGATGTTTCCCTCACCAGATTAGGGCCGGGGTGTGCTGGGTCTACCGCTTGAGGCGGTATTCCTAACACGCGGGCTATCTGCGCCAGGTACTTCGAATGCTTGGTCTTGCCTTGCTCGATGGCTGCGTATGACTGCTGGGTGAATGCTGCACCTTCGCCCAGCAGGGCACGCACGCCGGCCGCGACGTCGCCTTGGCTCAATTTGAGTTCGGTGCGGCGCCTCTTGAAAAGGTCGGCGATGACCTGGAGTCGTTTGGTTTGGGTAGTCATGCCGCGAATCTACAAATGTATTTGTTAATGAACAAACAAAATTGCCTGTTGCTACTTAACAGTTTTGTTTGTAGATTTGGGCCTGGCTTCACAAGAGGTTCCTGTCATGAGTCCCGAAGAGTTGATGGCTGAGGCTTTTGCCGAGGCCGTGAAGGCTGCCAAAGGGCAGTCGGCGCTTTCGCGAAGCCTGGCCGCCATGGGGCGTAAGGTTTCGCAGCAGTTGTTGCACCACCACCTGCGTGTCAACGGTCGTTGCCCTGCTGAGTGGGTGCTAGCCATTGAGTCGATCTCTGGCGTTAGCCGCTACCGGCTGCGTCCCGATGTTTTTGGCTCTGAGCCTGTGGCAGAGGATCAGGCCGCTTAGAAAAAAGGCGCCGTGAGGCGCCTCGTTTCCCGGCCGCCGTTGTAGCGGTGGCCGCCAGAGCCCGAGGGCTCTGTGTTTGCCTGCCTCTCCACCACAGATCAGCAGGCGTATGGACCACCTGACGAGGAGGGCCATGGCGTGGACTATATCAACAGCCCCCGCCCTGGTCACTGGCAGCTTGCTGCGGCGGCTGCCATACCCGAGGCGCGCACCACCACTGCGCGCCGAACCTGGGCCGGGATGCCTGGGGTTGTTCGTTCGCTGCCACCACCAGCGGGCGAGCTGCAAGGGCAGGGCCTGTGCGGAGCATGGGCCTTGCTCGGGGTGCGGTCGGTTCGCCGGCTGCATGCGACCACCTGACGACTATGAGGCCGTGCCTTCGGGCTGGCTTCGGGAGTTTTTGCCATGTCTTACCGTTCCCGCTGGAGCAGTATCGAGCGCGCGAAGCGTTCGATTCTGACTCTGCCTCAAGCGCTGCATCACGCGGCACACGACTACCCAGGCGGCGCCACCGCCATTGCCGCCGTTGACGGCCAGGTCAACCCGACCACCCTCAATCACAAGCTGTCCCTGACCAACCGCACGCACACACCGAACATCAATGACCTTGAGCTGGTGCTGGATTTGACCCGCGACCCGCGCATTGTTGACGCCATCCTGCACCCGATTGGCTGGGTGGGCATCGACATCAGCGATCTGCGCGAGACCGATACGCCCCAGGCCCTGCTGGCCAGCCTGGGCGACATGCTCAAGCGCGAAGGGGAGCTGATTAATCAGCTGACTAAGGCGCTGGCGGATGACCACCTGAACTGCGACGAGCTGGCCGAGTTCGAGCAGCTGGCCGAGCGCCTGGTGCAGGGTGTGTTCAAGTTGGGTGCGGTGGTGCGCCGCAAGCATGACGAGGGGCGAGCCGATGGCTGATATCGCTGATCGTGCGGCAGCTGAGTACGCCGTGTATGAGGAAGCCCGCGCTGCTGCCCGCCTGTCCAAGCCGGCGCCTGTGCATACCGAGTATTGCGATTCCTGCGGTGTGACGATCCCAAAAGCGCGCCTTGAAGCGCTGGCAGGGTATGACTGCCTGACCTGCATCGATTGCCAGGTGCTGCTGGATCGGAAAGGGGGTGGGCGATGAGCGAACCCATCAAGCTTGAGGTCGGGCGGACATATCGTGCCAAAAAACCTAGACCTGTGAGCTGCGGCCTAGCTCAGGTTGTTAACGACCGAACTGTCTTGTTCGTAGGTGCATTTGAGGTGCAGTACGACGGCCCGGCCGTTGGCCATGGGCGTCACTATCCTCGGCTTTCCATAGAGAAGTTCTCTCAGTGGTGTGATCGAGACGTGACAGACGAGCTGCCTCCCGGCGATTGGGCCTCTTGGCCTCCGGCTAAGGCTAAAGGGGGCGCCAATGACTGACCGTCACGAACTACTCGACGACGTGCTGGCCCAGCTGCAGGACGCGGGCCTTGATCCTGATACGCCGCTGATGCTGGACGTGCGCACGCGCTGCCGGGCTGCGGGCGACAAGGGCAAGACGAAGACCGGCTTCTATGTGATCTATGAGCACTCGAACGCGGGGCGCACCTATTACGCGGGTGCGTTCGGCTCGTGGCGCGAGGGCGAGAAGGGCGACTTCCATAAGCTGAAGCCTGTGGGCGGCCGCATGAGCGAGGAGGACCGCAAGGTCATCAAGGCGCGCATTGAGGCGGCGAAGGCGAAAGAGGAGGCCAAGCGCGCCGCACGCGCAGCGGGTGCTCGGCGCCGGGCGGCGCGTATGTGGGAGTCCCTGCCGGAGCGCGGGCGCTGTGGCTATCTGGAGCGCAAGGCGGTGCCGGCTGTTGGGTTGAAGTTCGGCCGCAAGCCGGATACCGCGCTGGTGCCGATGATCAATGTGCACGACAAGGTTGTCGGCCTGCAGGTGCTGTTCGGCACGCCGGATGCGGACGGGCTGAGCAAGCGCTTTTGGCCGGCCGGTGTTGACCCGGTTGGGGCGTTCCATCTGTTGGGGCCGCACCCGGAGCCAGGCGAGCCGGTGTTGATCTGCGAGGGGTATGCGACGGCGGCCTCTGTGCACCTGGCCACTGGGCTGTGCGCCTGCGCAGCCTTCACGGCGGGCAATTTGATGCCGGTAGCCGAGGCGTTGCGCGAGCGCTTCCCTGGCCGGCAGTTCCTGTTCTGCGCGGATGACGATTGGAAGACGAAGACGGCGAAGGGCGAGCCGTGGAACCCTGGCATCGAGAAGGCCGAGCACGCGGCGCATGTGGTCGGCGGGCGAGTGGTGTTCCCTGTGTTCAGCGGGGAGCGTGACGACAAGTGGACCGACTTCAACGACCTGCAGCTGGCCGAGGGGTTGGACGCAGTGCGGCGCCAGGTGCTGGCGGCCGTGCGCCCGCCTGCCGATGCCGAGTGGAAGGCGGCGCTGCACCGTAACGGGAAGGGCGCGCTGCTGTCGGTGGTGGCCAACGTGGTGCTGATTCTGGAGAACGACGAGCGCTGGAAGGGCGTGATCGGTGAGGATCTGTTCGCCGGCCGCACGGTGAAGCGTCGGGCGACGCCCTATGGTGGCCGTGCTGGCGAGTGGTCGGACCTCGACGATACGCGCACAGGGATCTGGCTGGCTGAGCAGTATGGGCTGCAGGTGAAGTCGCTGGCGGTGCTGGAGGCGGTGGCGGTGGTCGCCAATCAGAACCCGTTCCACCCGGTGCGCGATTACCTGCAGGGCTTGAAGTGGGACGGCACGCCGCGCTTGCGGACCTGGGTTAAGGACTACCTGGGCGGCGTTGCGCTGGCCGGTAACGATGATTACCCCGGCATAGCAGGGATGCGCTACCTGATTTCGGCCGTGGCACGGGTGATGGTGCCGGGGGCGAAGGCCGACTGTGTGATCATCCTCGAAGGCGAGCAGGGGCTTAACAAGTCCTCGGCGCTGCGGGTGCTGGGCGGTGAGTGGTTCATGGATACGCCGATCCCGTTGGGGGATAAGGAGGCATACCAGTCGATCCAGGGTATGTGGATCGTCGAGCTGGCCGAGCTGGATGCGTTCAACAAGGTTGAGAGCACCAAGGCGAAGTCGTTCTTCGGGGCGGAGGTGGACATTTTCCGGCCGAGCTATGGACGGCGGAACATCCGGTTGCCGCGCCAGTGCGTGTTCGCCGGCTCGACGAACCAAGACGAGTACCTACGCGACCCGACCGGGAACCGCCGTTACTGGCCGGTGCTGTGCATGAAGGTGGACCTGGCCGGCCTGCGCGAGGTGCGTGACCAGCTGTGGGCCGAGGCGCTGCGCCTGTACGAGGCCGACGAGCCATGGTGGCCGCAGCATGACGAGGAGGCGATGTTCGGTGCCGAGCAGGACGTGCGCTTTCAGGGTGACGCCTGGGAGCCGAGGATTGTGGACTACTTGGAGCGGAACCCTTGCGAGGCTATCGGCGGTGACGTGCTGCTGGAGAAGGCGCTGCTGCTCGACCCTGGCCATTGGGGGCGGCCTGAGCAGACGCGGCTCGGGCAGATCATGCATCGGCTCAAGTGGCGGCGTAAGCGGATGGCGCCCGAGGGGCGTGGCGGGGTGCGACCGTACAAGTACGAGCGGCCGGAGAGCTGGAAGACTCCGGGGCAGATTCCGCTTCAGCAGCGGGAGTCGTTCGCATGATCCGGTATATGGACGAGGCGCTGCAGCTGTGGGCGGCCGAGCTGCACCCGGACCATGATGCGACGCCGATTGTTTGCGGTGGCGGCGGCAGTGTGCTGGCTGCTCTGATAGACTCGCGCGGCGAGCTGATCCGCAGTACGCGAGGCAGCAAGGTGCTGCTGGAGCAGTCGGCCGAGATTGAGCTGCTGGTTAACCGGCATCTGCCGGATAAGGAACGCCAGGTGGTGATCGAGCACTACACCAACTATGACAGCCGTGATTCGCAGAAGTGGGCGGCGTGCGGCTGTAGTCGACCCCAGTATTACCGACGATTGCACCAGGCGCATGAGAGCCTGGAGCGTGAGTTGATCAACCGGAAGCGCGCCGCATGAGGCGCGCTTTTCGTTTGTGCCCCACCTGGCCTACCGCGTTTGGTATGTGGGCCACGCTTGAGGCCGCGTATTTGCTGGGCGTGTCCTACCTCCCCACCTTCACCCCGTGCACGTATGTGCAGGCACCACGCGTGTATACACGCGCACGCGTGCTCGCGCGCCCTCACAATCTATTAATTCCTTTGGAAAGGTGGGGAGGTGGGGAATAGTCAGTGGGGATGCGGGGTGTAGCGTTGTCTCACCTTGAAATGCGGTGGGGCATGTGGGGTTGCGCCTGCGGCGCGGTAGCCGGTGATTGTTATATTGCCGGCGCATTGCGGGCGCTTTGTCGGCGCATTGCTGGTGCATTGCTGGGGTGGCAGTCTCAGGCCCTTGCTGCCATGAGAATCGAGGGGTATAAATCAGCCATCTTCGAAGAGGTCCGCTAAGGCGGGCTTACCGCAAACCCCGGCCGCCGCGCCGGGTTTTTTGTTTATGGCGCTCCGGTGGTCCCGGCGCCTGGTGCAAGGATGCACCTACCCATTCGAGCCTCGGCAGTTGCCGGGGCTTTTTTGTTTCCGCCATCTGGAGAGCGGCGTGATGGATAAAGATCCAGGCCTGTGGGCCGAGTTCCTCGCCTGGTTGCTTGAACCATCCCCGGCCGTACAGGGGTTCGTTATGGCTCTGGTGATTGCTTGCTTGCGTGTGATCTACGACCGCAAGGAAAAGGCGTGGCAGCGCATCGCGCTGGAGGCTGGGCTTTGCGGCCTGCTGACGGTGGCCGGTACGTCGCTGGCTGCTCTGGCCATTCAGCTGTGGTGGCCAGAGTTCCAGGCGTCGTTGGCACAGGTTGCTGTCGGCATCGGCGGCGTGGTCGGCTTCTTCGGTGTCGAGGCGGTGCGCCGCCTGGCCATCCGCCTGCTGAACATCAAGTTGACGGATATGGGTGAGCCGCGTGGCTAAGGCTAAGCCGCTGACCTCTGCCGCGAAGGGCTACGGCTACCGCTGGCAGCAGGCCCGGGCGGATCACCTGCGGCGCAACCCGCTCTGTGTGTACTGCCGGGACAAGGGCCGGGCGGTGGCCGCCAGTGTGGTCGACCACATCAAGGCGCCACGCTTAGGTGACGCCAGGTTGAGCGGCGACGCCGAGCGAATCGCCGAGGCCTGGCGCCTGTTCTGGGATCGCACTAACTGGCAGTCGCTGTGCGGGACGTGCCACAACTCGACCAAGCAGCGTATGGAGAAGGGCGGCCGGCTCGGTTGCTCTGACTCGGGCCTGCCGCTCGATCCGCGCCACCACTGGAACCGCCCGGCCCAGGCTGCCAAGCCAGGGGTAGGGGGGGGGTAAAAACTTTTCGCCGCCCGAACCTAGAACGACGTCTGGAACCTCGTGTGCAACGCCGGGAAAAATGGGGGGGTGGGGGCTTCAGACTTTGGAGGGTTGATCGATGGCCGGGAATGCCAATTCAGGCCGCCCGCCGTTGCCGGCTACCGTGCATCAGCTGCGCGGCGACCCCAGCAAAAAGGGCATGGCCGCGCTACAAGCGGCTGCGCAGGCACCCGCTGTGCCGGTACAGGCTCCACCTAAACCCGACTTCCTGAGCCCGGAGGGCGCGCAGGAATGGGACCGTGTGACCGAGGCTCTGCTAGCGCTGGGCTGGGTCAGTGAGCTGGACATGATGGCGCTTGCCTCGTACTGCGAGGCGGTGGGCGACTGGGTGCGGTTCCGCCGCAAGATCGCCGACCTGAACGCCGAGCTGGAGGGCAAGGGCGACGTGCAGACGTACAAGACCGGCGCCCAGCAGATCAGCATCTGGCGGCAGCTCGCCAACGACGCCGAGCGCCGCGCGAACCAAGCGGGGGCGCTGTTCGGCTTTTCCCCGGTTGCGCGCCGCGCCATGAAGGCGCTGGTGCCTCAAGGCGAGTTGTTCCCCAATGCACCAAGAGACGCTGCTGACCAATACTTCAGCTGATTGCCGCGTGCGTGGCTTCGCCATGGCCGTGCTGGCTCGCCAGATCGTGGCCGGGCCGGATGTTCGCAACGCCTGCCAGCGGCACCTGAACGATCTGGAGCGCGGCGGCGAGCGCGGCCTGGTATGGGATCAGGCTGCGGCCGACCGTGCCATCGGCTTCTTCGAGGACGTGCTTTGCCTCAACGGCGGCGACTATGAGGGCTCGCCATTCCAGCTTGCGCCCTGGCAAGCGTTCGTCGTGGGCAGCCTGTTCGGCTGGTACGTTGACGACGGCGTGCGCCGCTACCGCCTGGCCTATATCGAAACGGGCAAGGGCTCTGGCAAGTCGCCACTGATTGCGGGTATCGGGCTGTATGGCTTGGTGGCCGATGGTGAGCAGCGCGCCGAGATCTACGCCGCCGCGACCAAGAAAGATCAGGCCATGATCATGTTCCGCGACGCGGTGTCGATGGTCACCATGTCGCCCAAGCTGGCGGCGCGCATCGAGCAGAGCGGCCGCAACGAAAAGATCTGGAACCTGTTCTACCCGAACACCAACAGCTTCTTCCGGGCCATCAGCAACGATGATGGCCAGTCGGGGCCGCGCCCGCACATGGGCCTGCTGGACGAGGTGCACGAGCACAAGACGGCTTCGGCCGTCGAGATGATGCGGGCCGGCACCAAGAACCGGCGCCGCGCCCTGGTGGCGATGATCACCAACAGCGGGTCGGACAAGAACAGCGTGGCCGGCCAGTACCACGATTACGGTGTACGCGTGTGCCGTGGCGATGTCATCGACGACACCTTCTTCGCGTTCATCTGCTCGCTGGACGAGGGCGACGATCCGCTGACCGACGAGGCCTGCTGGCCGAAGGTCAACCCGTCGCTCGACTTCATTCCCGAGGGGCGCACCGATGGCATTCCGGGGCGTCGCTACCTGCGCGAGCAGGTGGTGGCGGCGCGCGGCCTGCCGGCGAAAGAGGCCGTGGTAAGGCGGCTGAACTTCTGTCAGTGGACGGCGGCGGAAAACCCGTGGATCAGCGGCGACGTTTGGCTGGGCGCTGCAGAGCGCGTGCCGATGCGGATGCTGCGCAATCGGCCGTGTGTGGCCGGCCTCGACCTGGCTAGCACCACCGACCTGACATCGTTCGTGCTGGAGTTCTACCCGACCGAGGCTGATCCGCACTGGCGGCTGTTGCCGTACTTCTGGATACCCGATCACGACCTTGAGGGCCGTGAGAACCGCGACCGCGTGCCGTACCGCGTGTGGATCGCCGAGGGGCATCTGGAGACGACGCCGGGCCGGGCTATCAGCAAGCTGCATGTACTGCGGCGCCTGCAGACGATCTGCGCGTACTTCGACGTGCGCAAGATCGGCTATGACCGCTGGCGGATCGAGGATCTAAAGCAGCTGATGATCGAGCACGATATCGAGCTGCCGGAGATGGAGCCATTCGGCCAGGGCTATCAGAGCATGTCGCCGGCCGTGGACGAGTTCGAGCGTCGGTTGCTGGGCATGCCGCCCCAGGTGCTGGATGAGGACGGCAACCCGCTCGACATCGACCTGAGCGAGTTCGAGGTGGTGGAGACGTTGCGGCACGACGGCAACCCGGTGTTGACCATGTGCGCGGCCAACGCCGTGACCACCTCCGACCCGGCGAACAATCGCAAGGTCGACAAGGCGAAATCGAACGGCCGGATTGACGGCATCGTTGCCTCGGTCATTGCAACCGGCGTCAGCGGCTCGGCGCCGCCTGGTGGCGGAACATCCATCTATGACAAGGGCGTGGGCATATGAGCCGGCTGCTACAGATCCTTTCCTGGCTCGCCGGGCTGGTGGGCTTCGGCCTGCTGGTCGCGGGTGTGGCTCAACTCAACGTGCCAGCGGCGTTCATCGTCGCCGGCCTCGGCCTGCTGGCCTGGTCGCTGCTTGCTGACCGTGCAGCGGCTGCCATCAAAATCCAAGGGGGCTGAGCATGTTCTTTTCGAGCCTGCGCGGCACCGGCCAGCAGGGCACGCTGGAGAGCTTCGGCGACTTCTGGCGCGGCCTGATCGGCTCTGGCGGTGGCAACAGCGCCGGGGTATCCGTCACGCCCGAGACGGCGCTGGGCGTGCCCATCCTGCACAACTGCGTCACCCTGCTGGCCGAGACGCTGGCACAGCTGCCGCTGGAGGTCTACGAACGCAAGGACAAGGGCCAGCGCGAGTCGGCCATTAACCACCCGCTCTACGATGTGCTGCGCTATCAGCCCAATGGCTTCCAGACGCCTTTCGAGTTGATCGAGTGCGGGCAGATGGCCTGCGGCCTTCGCGGCAATGGTTACTCGTGGATCGACCGGCGCGAGGATGGCAACGTTACGGCGCTGTGGCCGCTGGATAACAACAAGGTTCAGGTGCTCAAGGGCGCCGACCTGTTGCCCTACTATCGCGTTGGCACCTCTGACCCGGTGCCGGCGCGGATGATTCACCACGTGCGTTGGACATCCACCAACCATTACGTGGGCCTGTCGCCCATCGAGCTGCACGCCGAAACGGTGGGCATGGCCCAGGCCATCACCCGCTACACCGGCAAGTCGTTCGCCAATGGCGCCACGGTATCCGGCGTCATCGAGCGGCCTCGCGAGGCGCCTGCGATCAAGGATCAGGCGAGCATCGACAAGCTGGTTGAGCAGTGGGGGCAGAAGTACAGCGGCATCGACAACGCCAAGAAGGTTGCGCTGCTGCAGGAGGGCATGACCTTCAAGCCCATCTCGATGACCAACGTCGATGCAGACGTGGTGAACGTGCTCAAGCTGACCGGCACCAACATCGCGCGGATCTACAAGATCCCGCTGCCGATGGTGAATGACCTGGAGAAGGCCAACTACAACACCATCGAGCAGCTGCTGATTCAGTTCGTGGTGTTCGCCCTGCTGCCGTGGGCCAAGCGGCACGAGCAGGCGATGATGCGCGACTTCCTGCTGCCGCAGGATCGGCGCACGTATTTCATCGAGTTCAACCTTTCCGGCCTGATGCGCGGCGACCAGAAAAGCCGCTATGAGGCCTACGCCATTGGCCGGCAATGGGGCTGGCTGTCGGTCAACGACATTCGCCGGCTGGAGAACATGCCACCCGTTCCGGGCGGCGATCTGTACCTGCAGCCGCTGAACATGGTGGACGTGAGCAAAACCGCCGACCTGACCAACCCCAACGTGCGCGCGCAGCTGGAGCTGCAGCACGCCGAGATCACGAGGATTCTCCAGCAATGAAACGTCACTTGAGAGCGTCCAGCCTGCTGTTCAATCAGCCGCTGCTGGTGACGCCTGACATGCTCGACCTCGGCGTGAGCTGGGCGAACCGGGTCATGCACCTGAACATCATCAACATCGGTGCCGGCGCTGGCGGTGACGCCAAGCTCTGGCACGACGACGATGACAACGCCTACGCCACGCGTATGGAGCGCATGGAAGAAAGCCGGCGCCAGGCCATCGGCCGCACCGGCGTCGAGGTCATCCCGGTTAGCGGCATTCTGGTGAGCCGTGGCGCTCACCTTGATGCCTGCGAGGTCATGACCAGCTACGAGGATCTGCGCCGCCAGCTGCGCACGGCGGTGGCAGACCCCATGGTCGAACGCATCGTGCTGGACATCGACAGCCCTGGCGGCTCGGCCGTTGGTGCCTTCGAGCTGGCCAGCGAGATCCGCGCCATGACCCAGCAAAAGCCCATCACTGGCCTGGTCAACTTCATGGCCTACAGCGGCGGATACCTGCTGGCCTCGGCCTGCAGCGAGGTGGTGATGAGCCAGACCAGCGGCGTCGGTTCCATTGGCGTCATCGCCAAGCACCTCGACCGCTCGGTGATGGAGGAAAAAGCCGGCGTCAAGGTCACCACCGTCTATGCCGGCGCGCACAAGAACGACTTGAGCCCGCATGAACCGCTCACCGACCAGTCGCTGAAATTCCTCAACGACCTTGTGCAGGAGAGTTATCAGATGTTCGTCAACGCTGTGGCCGAGTATCGCGGCCTGAGCATCGAGCAGGTCAAGGCCACTGAGGCGGCGCTGTACCAGGGCCAGCACGGTATCGCCGCTGGCCTGGCTGATCGCATCCAGAGTCCACAGGATGCCGTCGACCACCTGGCGCGCGCCGTGGCCGAGAGCCGCGCGGGGCGTGGTGCTGGCGGTATCTCGGTACGCGCCCGCGCTGCGGCCATTCAATCCCAACTCTGACCGCGTTCGCGGCAGTCACCCAAGCCCGCCTCGTGCGGGCTTTTTCATGCCCAGGAGGCACCATGTCCAAAGTTCTACAACTGCGTAGCGAACGCGCCGAGCTGAACACCAAGCTGCAGGCGCTGGCAAAAATCGAGGCTGACGGCGGTAGCCTGAACGCCGAGCAGCTGGCCGAGTTCACCAGCCTGGAAACTCAGATCGCGGATCTGTCCGCCAAGCTGTCCCGCGCCGAGGCGGCCGAGAAGTCGGCGGCCCTGGCTGCGGTGCCGGTCGAGGAGGGTGCGCAGGGTGCGCAGAGCCCGCCTGCGGCTGGCCTGCACGGTGGTGAGGGCAAAGAGCAGGTTAAGGGCGCCGGTATGGCGCAGATGGTTCGCCTGCTGGCTGCTGCGCAGGGTAACCAGCAGTTGGCTGCCCAACTGGCGAAAGATGGCAAGTACGGCTCTGACGTACAGATGGCGCTGTCCACTGTCACTGCTGGTGCTGGTGGTGTGCTGGTGCCGCAGAACTTCGCATCCGAAGTGATCGAGTCTCTGCGGCCTACCTCGATTGTGCGCAAGATGGGCGTCATCAGCCTGCCGCTGAACAACGGCAACCTGACCATGCCGCGCATCACTGGCAACACCCAGGTGGGCTATATCGGCACTGAAACGGATATCCCGTTGACTGGCATGACCTTCGGCGACACCAAGCTGTCGGCGAAGAAAATGGCCGCGCTGGTGCCCATCTCCAACGACCTGCTGCGCATGTCGGGTGTGAACCCTCGTGTAGACCAGCTGGTGGCGAATGACCTCGCGACCAGCATGGGCCTGTCCGAGGATCTGCACTTCATCCGTGCAGACGGCACCGGGGTGTTGCCGAAAGGCCTGCGCTACTGGGCCATTTCGGCGAACGTCGTGCCGGCGCCGGCTCAATCCGGCATTAGCCTGCAGGCCATCGACCTGTACCTGGGCGGCCTGATGCTGCGCCTGGAAACGGCCAACGTACAGATGCAGGCCTGTGGCTGGCTGATGCATCCGCGCCTGATCCGCTGGCTGCAAAGCCTGCGCGACGGTAACGGCAACAAGGCGTACCCGGAGATCGAGCAAGGCCTGCTCAAGGGCTACAAGTACGGCCTGAGCAACCAGATCCCGGTCAACCTGGGCGTCGATGGCGATGAAACCGAGATCTACTTCGTCAACTTCGCCGACGTGATGATCGGCGAGGACATGGATCTGGTCATCGATTTCAGCAAGGAAGCCACCTACAAGGACGCTGGCGGCGAGGTGGTCAGTTCCTTCCAGCGCGACCAGACCCTGGTGCGCGTGATCGCCAAGCACGACATCGGCCCGCGCCACGTGGAGTCCATCGTGGTCGGCACCGCCTGCGATTGGGGTGCAGGCATGTGATTCACCGCCCTGCCTTCGGGCGGGGCATTCCCTGTTTCCCCATTCGTAAGGTGATGACATGAGCAATGAAAAAGTAGCGGTGAAGTTCACCAAGTCCTGGCGCGGCTATTCGGCGGGCGAGGTTGCATGCTTCGGTGAGGTTGCGGCCGGTGATCTGGTGAAGGGCAAGGTGGCCGAGCTGGTCAAGGCTGGCAAGGCGCCTGACAAGCCTGCTGCCTCTGCGCCAACCGGGAAGGGTGGTGGCAAGGGCAAGGGCAGTGGCAAGGGTGGCAGCGGCGAAGCCGCCCCGGAGCCTGGCGCTCCTGTTGATACCCAGCCAGCCCCGGACACCCCGCCTGCTGATGAAGAGCCGGGCGACGACGACGAGCCTAAACCCTAATGGCCCGCCGCATCGCGTACACGGGGGCGGCAGTGATCACCGTGGACGAGGTAGCGGCGCAGTGTCGGGTAGAGGCGGGTGACCTGCAGGCGGATCTCGTCGAGCAGGTCATCATTCCTGGCGTCACGACTCAGGCCGAGGCCAAAACCGGCGCCGCCATTCGGGCTGCTGAGTACGTCGAGGAGTGGCCCGAGTCTTACGGCTCGGGCCACGCGCTCGACGTTGGCCAGGCGACAGAGGTCGTGAGCATTGGCCGCGTGGAGAGTGACGGCAGCGTCACCGACCTGCAGCCGCTGCCCGCGCACCGTCTCCAGCAAGGCCAGCGCGAGAGCTTCCTGCACTTCCCGCAGGGGCGCCCGGCTGGCCGCCTGGTGATCCGCTACAAGGCCGGCGCGGATCTCGACGCGTATCCGGGCGTGAAAACGTGGCTGCTGATGGCAGCGGCTACCGCGCACGAGTTCCGCGAGACGCTGGTGGTCGGCACCATCCTGGCCGAGCTGCCCAGCCACTACACAGACACGCTGCTGGCCGAGATCGAAGTGCCACCGAGGTTCTGACATGAGAGCAGGCCGATTGCGCAACCGCGCCACACTGCTTGCGCTGGGTGACCAGCTGCAGGTGGTCGAGCTGGGGCAGCGCTGGGTAGACATCCGCACCAAAGAGGGCGCCACCCCGGCGCCTGCCGGGTTACGTCAGAGTTCCCTGGTGGAGATCCGCGCGCGGTTCTCCGACATTTTCCGATCTGGTCGCTACCTGCAGCACGGCGGCCGGCTGTTTCACTTGGTCAGCCCGCGTCCGGTTGGTAATGGCGCCGAGCTGGTCGTATCCGCCGAGGAGCTGGCGGGCACGCCTGCCACCTACACCGCAACGCCAGGTGCCACGGCGCTGCCTTGCCGGGTTTTCCTGGCCTATGGCGTCAGCCGGCCGGGGCAGTTCTCCGGGGCGGTTGAGTACGTGACCGAACTGGAGGCTGCTGTGGTCGAGGTGGGCCGCCCGCAGCCTGGTGCTGTGTTCGAGGTGGAAGGCGTGGCCTGGCGCGTTGCTGGCCTGGTCGAGACCGAGGATGACCGCGTAGTGCGGCGCATGTGGGTGAAGAAGGTATGAACCGCATCGACGTGAGCCTGCCGCCGTTCGAGGGCGGCGCCGCTGCCTTTGGCATCGACGAGAAGCGCTTCGCCCGGATCGAGATCAACTCGACCAACCGGGCGGCGCGCTGGGTCAAGCGCGTGTTGCTGGTGGAGCCATTCTCCAAGGCGACCGGCGTGCGTCGCGTGATCTTCAATGACCGCATTCGCCTCGACTTGGCCAACACCAACCGGCCCGAGGCGAGCATTGTGCCGTCGTCGGCCAGCATTCCGGCTCGCTGCTATCGGCACCGTGCCGACACGCTCAGCGGCTCCAAGATCCGCGCGCGGGTGCTGGTGGACTGGTGGCGCGGTGAGAAGGTCGCGGCCGGCTTCATCAACCCGGCAAGCGCGCGAAAGCTGCCCCTGGCCACCCGTAGCGTGCGTGAGCGCAACGTGCGGCCGACCACCCGCAACCCCGGCGTCAAGGAATACCGCTACGACTACGTTGTGCCACGCGATGCCAACGGCCCATCGGCCGCCGCGCTGTTCCGTGTCGCTGTGGATGACAGCACCCGCGAGAAGGCCGCCGAGCGCCTGGCGCTGGAGTTCAACCTTGACCTTGATAAGGAACTGTTCTGATGCAGCTGACCGCCACCTGTGTGACTGACTTCCTGGCCGCCCAGCTGCGCACGTTCGCCACGGCCAACGGCTACCCGCTGGATCTGTCCGGTGTGCACGTTGGCCAGTTCTACGAGGATCTACCGCAGGGTGAGCCGTTGCCGCTGGCCACGCTGGTGGCGGCTTCCACCAGTGATGCGGTCACGCCGAATGGCGTGGTGATGTCCGGCATGCGCGGTCGGGCCTATCAAGTCGAGGTCGTCGTGAACTTCGACCAGCATCCCGACATCGAGCGGCATGCGCTGCTGGATCAGATCGAATGGGGCATCGGCCGTGCTGTGCGTGAGCGTCCACCGCCTGAGCTGCGCGGGATGCTGCAGAGCGTCACCCTCGGTGACGTGCAATTCAACTACCCGGCCCCGGGGCACAGCATTGCCATTGTGCAGGCCCAGGTCGCCGCTGTTTTCGTCGAGCAATACCAACCCTAGGAGGGTGATATGTCCAACCCAAAAGCAACCAAGGCCTTCACCTTCCGCGAGGGGGGCAAGGTCAAGCTGTACAAGAAGGGCGCGGAACTGAGCGGCGCGGCCCTCGCGCATGCTCAGGCCGAAGGCTTCGCACCGAAACCCGAGCCGGAAAAGCCCAAGGCTGAAGCCAAGCCGGCCGCTGAGCCGAAGTAGCCCATCACCCACCCGCTTCACCTGGCCGCCTGCGCCGCATCCTGACATCGAGGTAAACCCATGATCACCGTTCAAGACGCCAGCCTTATCGGCTATGGCGATATTTTCTCGCGCGCCTATCAAACGCAAAAAGCGCTGTTGCCCTGGGGTAACACCAGCGAACTGCAGATCGCTCACACCGAGGATCAGCAGACCCTGCCCAATTACATTACCGGCGCCGGCAACCGCAACACTTCGTCCCGTGTGACCGGTGTTACCGCCAGCTTCACCCTGTACGACGTGAACGCGCGTAACCTGGCCCTAGTAGGCCGTGGCACGGTTCGCGGCGTCGCTGCTGGTGTGGTCTCCGCGCCCGAGCCGTATGTGTGCGAAGGCCTGGCAGGCGAGCTGATCCCGTTCAACGAGCTGCCCGACTTGTCGGCGTCGGTCGAGATCCTGCCGGCCGGTGGCGGCGACGCCTATAGCCCCGGCTCGGATTACCTGCTGACGCCCTATGGCATCCAGCTCACCAGCGGCACCACGATTACCAGCGCAGGCTTCACGGCCAGCTACACCAAGCTCAAGGCCAACGTGGTGGAGATGCTGACCACCGCGCAGGTGGAGCTGGAAATGTACTTCGCCGGCCTCAACGCCGCACAGGGTGGTTCGCCGACTCCGGCCCGCCTGCGCCGCTTCAAGCCTGGCTTGGTGCAACAGATCCAGCTTAGCGGCACTACCTATGCGGCCTATCAGGTCACGGGTGAGCTACTGGCGGATATGCTCGTGGTCAACGTGGATGGCGACGATACGCCGCTGTCGCAGTTCTACAGCCTGGGCATGAAGGCTGCGGCCTGATGGCAGTGAGCCCGGCTTAGGCCGGGTTCCTGTGCTGGCGTTGTGATGGTAGATTCGGCCCGTTATCGGGAGGAACTGCCATGGATCGACGCTATCTTTTTATTGCTGCGCTGCTTGCCACGGCTGATGCCAGCGCCGCGAACTTGAATAAGTGCGTGGACGAAAGCGGCCACGTTACGTTTACCCAGGCAGCTTGCCCTGGAGGCCTGGCTGGGGAATCGATCACTGTCCAGCGAGGTGGCGCCGGGATGTCCCTCGGCCCAGCAGCGACGCCTGTTGTCCCTGAACAGGCAGTGCCCCAAGCTCAAGCGTCTGGTCAGGTCAATGTTGTCGGGGGTGGTTCCGCTTGCGATGGTGGCTCTGAACAGGACATCAGGACGGCGATTGTGCGCAAGCAGGTATATGCCGGCATGACGGACAAGCAGGCCCGCCAGGCATGGGGGCCGCCAAACGAGATCAATCGTAGCTCCAGTGGTGATGATCAGTGGGTCTACTATCGTGGCAACGTTGATATGCAATTCATTTACGTGGATCAAAACGGCTGTGTAACCGGCTGGAACTGACCGCGAGCTCTCAAAACAACCCGCCTCGGCGGGTTTTTTATTGCCTGGAGAAAAGTGATGTCCGTTCGTGATCGCCTGATCCAGCTCACCCTGCGCGCCCGCAACTTCCTGAGCGGCGACGTGGCGCCGGCCACCGAGTCGATGCGCGAGCTGACCGAGGAAGGTCGCCGGCTCAAGGCGAGCATGGACGAGGTAGGCCGCGCCCGTGGCCTGGCTCGCACTCTGCGCGATAACCAGCAGGCCACCGAGGGACTGGCACGCAGCCAGGCCGACGCCCGTGCGACGCTGGATGACCTGACCCGCGAGATTGGCGACAACGCCACTGCCACTGCTGGCCAGCGTATCGCCCTGCGCGAGGCGCGGCGCACGCTGGAGGAAGCCGAGCGCGCTTATAAGCGCAACCAGCAGGCCATCAAGAACACCACCAGCGAGCTAAAAAAGCTGGGGGTGGATACCGACAATGTGGTGGCCGAAGAAAAGCGGCTGACCGGCGAGCTAGAGAGCAGCAAGCAGGCGCTGGCCGCCAACCGCGAAGCTATCCGCGAAAAGCGCGTCGAGGAAAAGAAGGCCGCCGACACGGCCAAGGAACACGCTGACCGCATCGACGCGGCCAAGGGCGCAATGGCCAGCGGTGTGCGCCAGGTGGTGGCGTTCGCCGCTGCTTACGTCTCGCTCAACGCTGCCATGGGGCTTGTTCGGTCTGGCCTCAATCTGGTGCGTGATGGTATTCGCGCCATTGCGATGGAGGGCTCCGACAAGCAGCAGGCGCTGGCCCAGCTGGAGGCCACGCTGGCGTCTACTGGCCGGCAAGCCGAGTTCACGACGCAGCAACTGCTGGACATGGCTGATGCCATGGAAGCCAACTCGATGCTTACTGCCGAGCAGGTTCAGTCGGCTCAGGCGCGTTTGTTGTCGTATACGGACGTGGCGGCGAATGAGTTCCCGCGTGCCCTGCAGATCGCGATTGATCAGCAGCAGCGGCTCGGCATCAGCGCTGAAGCGTCGTCCGAGATCGTTGGCCGTGCGCTGCAGTCGCCGTCCAAGGCCATGGCCGCACTTAGTCGACAGGGCTTCACCCTGGAGGCCGGCCAGCAGCGGCTGCTCAAGCAGCTGGAGGCAACCGGCCGGATGGCCGAAGCGCAGTCCATCATCATGGACATGCTCACCGAAGCCTACGGTGGTGCAGCAGCTGCTGCGCGCTTGAATACGGCGGCGGGCCTCTGGAAAGGGATCACGGATCGTATCGGCGACTTCACCAGCCGAGTCGCCAACTCGGGCGCGTTTGACTATATCCAGCGCAAGCTGGTGGAGGTGAGCGACGGCCTGGATGCAATGGCCAACGATGGCCGCCTTGATCGCCTCGCGCAGAGCCTGTCGGATGCCTTCGTTGCTGGCTCTGAAGCGCTGTCGAAGTATGTCGAGAAACTGGCAACCGTCGACTTCGAAGGGCTAGCAGCTCGTGCTGCTCGAGCTGCTGAACAGATCGGCCCGGCTATTGAAACCACTGTGCAGTCTGCGCGCGTTGTCACTGCAACGCTTTCAACCGTGTGGAACGCCTTCGCCGGCACCGTGAACGCGGCCGGTGCTGCCTTGGTGCTGGTGGTGCAACAGACCGTTGGCCGGCTTGGGCTTGCCATCGGCCAGATTGCTGACATGTTCGGCGACAGCGACCTGCGCGCCAAGGCGGATAGCCTGTACAACTTCCTTGGCGAGTTGAGCCAGGGTTATGCCGAGCAGGCCAAGATCGACTATCAGCAGATCGCTGATGCCTGGGATACCACGACCGAGCACGTCAAGACCAAGGCAAAAGAGCAGACAGAGACCATTAGCCTGGAGAGCGTCAGCCAGGCCGATTTCGTCCTGCAGGCGGTCACGTCCATGCAGGCCGCCCTGGATCAGATCAGCGCGGCCAAGACGGTCGCGCAACTGCGCCAGGTCGGCGATGAGATGTACGCCGCGTATAAGCGTGGCGACATCAGCCAGCAGGAATACTCGGCCAGCTCCGTCGAGCTGAATCGCCGGCTTGCCGAGCTGGGTGGCGCTGCCAAGAGCATGGCCGGTGATGTTGGCATTGCGGCCGAAAGCCTCAAGTCCCTGGCCGACGTGCAGCGTGCGATCAGCGACGCAAAAACCGACCGCGACATTACCGCGATCCGCACCGCCATCAAGCGGCTCTACGATGAAGGCAACATCGGCGCGGCTGAGTACAACGCCGAGCTGGCCAAGCTGAGCACGCGCCAGAAGGAACTGACCCAGGCCCTGCAGGGCAGCAAGAAAGCCCAGGACGATAAGAACGCCTCGGACAAAGAGGCCATCGTCACCAGCGAGCAGCTACGCCGCGAAAGCGGCAAGCGCATGGAAGCCGAGCGCAAGGCCAGCGGCGAGGCGATGGTGCGGCGCCGCAAGGAATCCAGCGACGCCAAGCAAGATATGGGGGCGCTGGAAGGCTTCTTCGGCGGCGTGATGAGTCGTGCGCGTGAAGGTGCTGCGGGCTTGAGCCGTGCCGCGCTGGAGGCCTTCGACGCGCTGCGCAATATCAGCAGTGCCTCGCCGAGTATCGACACGGGCAGTTTGGATGCCACCCGTAGCAGCCTGGAGCGGGTGACTAAGGCGCTCGGCGATATCCGCGCCGACCTGGCACGCCCGATGATGAGCAGCTTGGCGCGTTGGGCTGCGGAAACGCAGCGCGACAGCCTGGCCACTCAGCAGGCGTTTCTCGGCCAGAAGGCGGCGCTGCAATCGCTGATGCAGGACTACGAGCGCGGTTCGATCAGCGCGCAGAAGTTCGTTAGCCGGGCGCGTGGCATGCGTCAGGCGCTGAGCTTGCTTGATGAATCCGACCTGAGTGGGCTGGAGTCGGCTATCGAGGCAGCCAACCAGCGTATGCAGCAGATGGGGCAATCCACACGCAGCACGCTGGAGAGCCTGCAGGACGAACTGGACGGGCTGCAGGGGCGGCAAGACGACATCGAGCGTCGCCGCTTCGCAGCTCGCCAGCGCGAGCTGCAGGCCCAGGTAGCCGAGGCGCAGGCAGGCGGTGACGCCCAGGCGGTGGCCAACGCCAACCGCGCTCTGGGTTTGCTGCGGCAGATCGAGGCCGAGAGCGCCCAGGCCCGCCAGGCCGAGGAACAGAAAAAGCGCATGGAAGCGCAGCAGACTACCCAGCCGGCCGCACAGCAGCCGACGCAAACGCCGAGCAAGGTCATCCGCCTGGAGATTCCGGGCCGCCCTGCGGTCGACGTGGCAGTGAGCGGTGATGCCGCCGAGACCAACTTGCTGAGCATTCTCGAACAAGCCGGCTTGAGGAGCCTGTAATGCAACTGACCCTGGATAGCCTCGACCTGGCTGCCGATCCGAAGCTGGGCGGCGAGCAGATGGAGTGGGTAGACGAGTGGGACTGGAACGCCATCGAGCAGGAGCAGGACCGCTCGCTGACAGGTGCGTTGATCGTGCAGGAGGGCGTCAAGCTGTACGGGCGCCCGATCACCCTGGCGAGCAACGGCGGTGCCTGGTTCCCGCTGGCCACCGTGCGTGCCCTGGAGGCCATGGCCAGCGTGCGCGGTGCTGTGCACCAGCTCACGCTGCCGAGCGGCGATCAGCACTATGTGACGTGGAACCGCGTCGCAGGGCCTGTCGTTCAGGCCGTGCCGGTGCACCGCACCGTTGCGCCTGGCCCGGACTGGCTCTATCAGCTCACCCTGCGCCTGATCACAGTGGCGCCCCCCGCGCCACCCATTGAACCTGATTCTGAGGATTGACCATGGCTCTGATTGCCTACTCGCTTGGCCGCAACATTGTTGCCGCCGCCAGCCCAGCCGACGCGATTGCGGTGATGGATCGTCACGAGGCGCCTGGTCGCTGGCGTATCGATGACGTGCTCCAGCTGGGCGCCGATGACCTCGAACTGCAGGTCGATGAGTCGTCACCTGAAACCGTTGCCGAGGCCATCGCCAGGCTTGGCCCTGTGTCGGGGCCTGGTTATCTCGTTCGCTGGGATTACCCCGCGGACCCCGCGGACTGATCCGCCCCTGTATTCCACCAAGCCCGCCACCGCGCGGGCTTTTTGTTGCCTGGAGATTGATGGCATGACCATTGCCGCAACTGACGTAAAGCTGCTGAAAAGCCAGCGCCTGACAGACGAGAACGACGGCGGCGGGCGCGCCACTGGCAATGCCGTGGTCGATGGCGAAGTGAACAACGTGTTCCCTGACATCAGCCGGCTCGACCGCACCACTGGCCGCATCAACCTGCGCAAGCTGTTCGGCGGGCCGATGACGCAGAACGCCGATGCCTACCTGGGTGCTCACGCCATCGTCACCAAGTCGTCGGCTGACCCGCGCGTGAGCGTGCTGCTGTTCAACACCGGCAGCCAGATCGACGAACGCCGCGACGCGCAGAACGCCATCGAGAGCTACGTGGCGGCCGCGACCACTGCGCAGTTCGATCTGCTCGGCACCCAGCTGGCCGGCCAGCGTGCCATCGCGTGCGTGCAGCGTGAGGAACAGCGCGTGCCGGAGATCGGCGAGGTGTTCCAGCTGGTAACCGCCACCGCTGCGCAATACGTGCGCCTGACCGGCGTTGACGCTCGCCTCGAGCAATTCACCTTCGACTATGGCAACGGCAACTTCGTCAACTTCACCCGGCGCCGGCTGGATCTGCAGATCAGCGCGCCGCTGCTGAATGAGTTCCCAGGCGGCCAGGTCACGCCGGCCGGCACTTCGTCGACGGCGCTGAGCGGCGCGGCCAAAGCCCGTGTGCTGTCCACCCAGGTGGCCGATGCTGCCCGCTACTACGGTATCAGCCCGCTGGCTGAGGCTGTTGCGCAGGGCGCGCTGACTCTGCGCGTGCAGTCGGTCTACAGCCAACTGGTGCCGAGCACAACTAAAGAGTCGGCGCTTGTCGACGTGCTGGGCGGCTATCAGCGGCAGATCTACGTGCCGGCCGGGCCGTCTCGTTCGGTTGCGCTCACCGTTGCTGCCGGCGCGCTGGCGGGCGAATCCCGCACGTTCCTCGGCACCGGTTGTGCGCCTGGCACGCTGACCATCGTGGCCAACGGTGGCACCTACAGCGACGACAGCAAGGGCGGCCTGCGCTATGTGAGCGGCAGCAACTGGCTCAGCTCTGGCCGCGTGGATTACCAGACGGGCGAGATCACCCTGGCCCGTACCGGCACCAGCTGGACGGGTAGCGCGAACGGCACCTATCGCCCTGGCGCGGCTGCGACCGGTGACACGATTACCGGTGAGGTGCAAATTACGCTCGGCAACCGTGGCTACGTTTACACCCTGAACCTCTCCGGCGCCGTGCCGCGCGCAGGCACGCTCAGCGTCAGCTTCATGGCCCTAGGCAAGTGGTACGAGCTGCGCGACCAAGGCGACGGCCTGCTGACTGGCGAAGGCGCTGGCACCATCTCGTTTGGCACCGGCTCGGTGTCGTTGACGCTCGACGCGCTGCCCGATGTCGGCAGCTCGCTGGTCTACAGCTACGTCAGCTCGGCTGACAACGCCATCACCGAGCGCTCGGGCGGCAGCGTCGTGCCCAAGCTGGAGGTGCGCTACACCCTGCCCGAGGGCGGGGTGCTGCCGGGTTCGTTCTCGGCGACTTTCACGGCGGGCACCGTGCGCACGCTCACTGACAATGGCCAGGGCGTGCTAAGCGGTACCGGGGGCACCGGCACCATCGCTTACGCCTCGGGCGAAGTGGTGATGGTGCTGAGTGCCACGCCGAGCGGTGGCATTGCCTACGCCTGGGAGCGCGGCGCGGTGAACAGCGGCGCCATGGCTGTGAGCAGCGATGGCAGCGGCATCGCAACCTTCACTATTCCCGGTGCGCCGTTCAAGCCGGGCAGTGTGCGCGTCAACTGGATGACCACACGCCGCCAAGCTGCGCCGGCCGTCAACTGGAGCGTGATCGAGGCAGGCAACGCGCTGCCGATCTACGACGGCTACCGTGATATCGCCAACGTCGCTAACGACAACGGCAATGGCGGCTGGCAGGGCGGCCGCGTCGGCAGCATCAACTACACCACCGGGCAGGTCACGCTGCAGGTGGCGGCGCTGTACGACTACACCGAATACACCTACAGCAACCGTAGTAAGGGTTCTGCACTCTTCCCGCGTGCGACTGAGCCGGTGCTGGTGACCACAAACGTGCAGCTGCGCGAATCGTTCGGCGGCACCGTCGAGCACTCAGCCCAGGCCGACAGCGTGAGCACCGACCCGCAAACCGCCAGCCAGGCGCAGCCCGGTATCACTGTCGAGCTGCTGCCCGGCGTGGCCGAGCCCATCGTGCCCGGCTCGCTGTTGTTCAGCTGGAACGGTGGGCTGTACTGCGACCGCTCCGGCATCCTGTACCGCGACGTTGCTAGTAACACCAATGGCGGCGTAGCGGTTGGCACTGTGAACTATGCCGACCGTACCGCCACGCTCAGCAGCTACGGCGGCAACGCCTCGGGCGCGGTGAGCGTGCTGGCGTGCCTCACGGCGGCTGTAGGCTTTAGCGTGACCGCTGCAACGTACCGCACCCCAGGTGCGCCGCTGCGCGCGGGCAGCATGCAGGTGACAGCGGTGCGAGCGGATACCGCCGAGGTGATCACCGCTGTGAGCAACCTCAACGGCGAGTTCAATACCGGCATTGTGCGCGGCACTGTCGACGCAACCACCGGTATCACCCGGCTGACGTTCACGACCGACCCGGACGATGACACCGGGGCGAGCGACATCGCCGTGATTCCGCTGCTGCTGCGTTACAACGCAGTGGTGCAAACGCGCCTGCCGCTCGATGCCGGCCTGCTGGGTCTTGACCCGGTGCGCCTGCCGGCTGATGGCCGCGTGCCGGTGTACCGCGATGGCGACGTGCTGGTGATTCACCACACCGCCGAAACGGTGGTGGCATCGCCGACTGCTGGCGGCACGCTGCAACTCGACCGCGCGCAGCAGGCCGAGATCGAGGTGGTGGACGGTGCCGGCACGGTGCTGCGCGCTGACTCGTTCACGGCTGATCGTGAGCTGGGCTCCGTGACCTGGGCGAACCCGCTGGTGCTGCAGGACGAGGAGGGCAACCCACTCGGTCTGCCGCTGATCGTGCGCGACCGCGTGGAGCACATGACCATGTGCACCGAGGTGCAGATCACCGGTCAGCTGGGCCTCAGTGCGCCGCTGCCGTGGGATCTGCCGGCCGGCGAAGCCATGGTGTCGAGCGCGGTGGCGTGGGGTGACCTGCAGGCGCGGATTCACACATGGTTCACGCAGCAGACGTGGAGCCAGGGCGCACCGAACTGGACCGATGCGCCCATCGGCAACACCACCACGGCGCAATACAACCAGCTGAGCTATCCGCCAATCATCACCAATGCGGGTGGCATCGCTGGCAAGTGGGCGCTGGTGTTCACCTCGGGTACCGCGTTTAACGTGGTGGAGGAACGCCTGGGTGTGATCGCCACCGGCAACACCAGCACCGACTGCGCGCCGATCAACGCATTGACCGGGCAGCCCTACTTCACGATCCGTCGTGAGGGCTGGGGCTCCGGCTGGGCGGCTGGTAATGCGGTGCGCTTCAACACGGACTCGGCGCTTGGCCCGATGTGGTGCATTCGCACCGTTATCAGCGGGCAGGGCACGGTGGATGATGACAAGTTCGAACTGCAAGTACGGGGGGATGCTGACTGATGGCTCGCGTATATCACAGGGATCAGGTGGGGGCGCCGGCCCTTACTTATAGCTCGTCGGGGCAGGCCAGCTTCAACGCTATAAAAACCATTCTCACGGCTTGTTTAGTGTCGGGCTTTGGCGGGCTCCCGTCCGCTGGCTGGGAGCTGATTGCAGAGGGTGCGGATCATATTGTTCTCCGTAACGGAGTGCATAGCGGGTATGTCTGTTTCACGTTTTCCAGCCAGTCTGTCCGGGTGTATCTAGCTGAAACATTCTCGGGAGTAAGCGGGGGAGTGATTCAGGGGGATGGGGTGAAGACTGGCAATGCCGCTGCATCTTCACTGCCCCAGGTAGCCATCACTATGTGGTCGTTCGCATTTACGACTGCATCGTCATGGGTAGCTATCGCCGATGACAGGACCTTTATTTTTGCCGTAGCAGGGGATTCCGTTGCTACGGACAGATCGCTCAACGGCGCAGGGTTAGATTACGGCTGCTTCACGTTTTATGTGGGTGAGGATTCCTCTGGCAACTTCATTTCAGTTGGTGGCGGGGCGTCTACTGCTGTTGCGGGTGCTATCCCTCCTAGATTTTCAGGTCAGGGTGGGTTTACTGCTCTAAAAGATCCATCGTCCGGGCTGCTCGTGGGGGCGAATGCACTGCCCATCATCACGCCTGGTCTGGCATTGACTGTGCAGACGGTCGGGGTTGTGCAGCCGTTGGACTCAGTATCTCTAGTCGCGGCCAGCTGGGTAGCGGGTAGCCCCTCTGTTGTAGCTGGGAGGCTCCGGGGCGTTGCGGTTTGTCCAGAGCTTTACCCCGTGACGCTCCCGGCCTATGCCGCGCGGTGCCTTGGGCATCCTGTTGATCTGACCGTCCGAACGGCGAATACCCCAATCGATCTGGGGGACGGGCACGCATACTTCGCGCGCATGGGCAGTTGGAGCGTCCCGTTTTGGTTGCTCACTGATAACCCGGAGTTTTGGTGATGGCCAGCCTTTACACCCCTTACACTCTAACGCTTAGTCCGCCACCGGCCCCACCGCATATTCAACTGCAATTTAGGTTCCTGCGAGATGGTGAGGTCACCTCTGCGCCTAAAATTCTCAGGCTATTCAGGGGATACAGCGACATCGCGGACGTACAGCTGGTTTTCTTTGCGGAGGGCGGGGAGTATTCCAACACCTGCTCGGTAAGTTTGGCGGTGTTTTTAGCTCAGGGTGAGTGGCTGGCCATAGGGTTGGATGATGCTCTCCCGCGCCGTATACGGGCCACTTACCTGGCGTTCGCTGAGTCGGGCACGTACACGTTCAACATTACCAGCGGAGAGGGTGGTGGCCAGCAGGGCGACCCAGCGCGGGTCGCCGCGCGTGTGCGGGTTGAGCGCCTGCCTGTCAATCGTGAGGTCGTGCTTCTGGAGCGGCCGATAGACGGCGAGTGGCGCCTGGCCGGTTACGGCCCGACGCCTGGCGGCTCTGTTGAGATCGATCTGCGCGTTGTTGGGGGTGATGTCTATGCGCTGGCAGTCGATGACTACGGCGTGCGCTTCGTCGCTGACTTAGCCGTGCAGGTCGGCCAGCGCATCCGCCCGACGCAGTACACGGGGTGGGTATATGAGATCACCCAGGCTGGCCAACTGCCGTCCGTTGAGCCGGCCTGGTGGGCTGCGGTGGGCGAGAACCCATCGCAGCCCCTGGGCACTGCGCGTGCTGTGGCTCGCCGCTACTTTCAGCCGATTGCATTGGGGCCGGGGCCTGTCGAGGTAGTCTGATGATCAGCGTTTCAATTGCTGGAGGCTGGGGCCGTGCGGCCTCGGCCGACCGCGCTGCGTCTGCAATTCCGTGGGATGCCCTGCGCCAGGTCGACCGGCGCGCCGCTGCGCGTTGGCGGATCGCTGGCGTTGCGGATCGGCGCGCAACAGATGTGCCGTGGGCGCGGGTGCCAACGCGGGATCTGCAGCACGCCGCGCGCTGGGGTGTTGCGGGCAGGCTCGATGCACAAGCCAGCGCACAGCCGTGGGGATGGGTGCCGGCGAAAGACTTGGCGGTGGCCAGCGGCTGGGATCACACCATCAAGCCGCGTGACCTGCGCCTTCGGCTGATCTACAACCCCAAGCCGGCGCGCAAGGATCTGGCCATCGCGGCGGGGCATCGACGGGTCAATGAGTACGGCCCGCGCTTCAATGCCGAAACCGCCCTGCAAGACAGCCTCTACGTCCCTGGCCCGAACTGGCTTGTGTTCGAGTTCGGCGGCCGGCCGTACTTCCCCAGCACGTCGGCCGAGGTGTTCTTTGACTTCCGCTACGTGCCGGAGACGCCTGCGATTCAGCCGACCGACATGCGCCGCACCCGCCTGCGCTGGCAGTCGGCGCGACGGCTGAACCTGGGGCGCACGCTGCCCTGGGGCAAGGCCAGGCAGGTCGACGGCGTGTTGACTGATCTGCCCTACGTCGACTATCCCGGCCCTGTCAAACCGCTGCCGGAGCCGCCGCCCGATCCGACCATTCTGGATACCTACATGATTGCGAACACCGTCAACCTCGTGGCGCTGCCGAGCCGCACGCCCATCGAGGCGAAGAACATCAAGATCGGGCTAGACGCCGACAGCTTCAGCTGGACGTTTAGCGCCGACATCTTCACCCGCGCGGCGCTGGAGCTGGTGCAGCCCGATGCCGAGGGCGCTGGCGAGCTGGAACTGGATGTGAATGGCTGGAAGTGGGTGGTGCTGATTGAGCGCTACAGCCGCAAGCGCCAGTTTCCGGCCGAGGCCTACACCATCACCGGTGCCACGCGCGGGCAACTGCTCGCCGCGCCATACGCGCCGTTGCGCAGCGGGTTGAACGCGGCGCAGATCAACGCCGCGCAGGCCGCCGAGGCCGAGCTGCTGAACACAGGGTTTACCCTGGCCTGGCAGGCAACAGACTGGACATTCCCGGCCGGCTCGCTGAGCTATCAGAGCCAGACCCCGATGCAAGTCATCGCCCGCCTGGCCGAGACCATCGGCGGCGTGGTGCTGCCGGCACGTGACAGTGACCATTTGGACATCATGCCGCGCTACCCGCTACCACCCTGGCAGTGGAACGACGTCGACGCGCCGATCACGCGGGTGATTCCGCCCGCGATGATGACGGACCTGGGCGGGGAGTGGACGCCGCAGCCCGCGTGGAATGCCTGCTACACCTCGGGCACCTCGGTCGGCTGCTCGATGCTCGTGCGCCGTGCCGGCACTGCCGGCGACAACCCAACGCCCGACGTGTTCGACGATTGGCTGACCGACCAGCCCGCCAACCAGGCGCGCGGCACGCACGAGCTGAGCAAGGGCGGCAACATCGAGATTGTCAGCGTGACGATTCCGTTGTTCCCGTTCAGCGATGACCACGGCGTCGGGCTGATCCTGCCGGCGCACCTGTACCGCGTGCCCGAGGAAACTGGCGCGTGGGTAGGCCTGTGCCTCGGCGTGGACATCAGCGCCGAGGGCACGGGCGCCGTGCGCGTATCGCAGCAGATCAGACTGGAGCGGCACCACTGATGGCAACGATCAACCCCTGGAAACGCTTCATCGGCCTGCTGCCTGGCGGCGTGCGCACCGTGGCCACCGTGCGCAGCATCAACACCACGGCGGGGCTAAGCGAGGTAGAGCTACGCACCGGTACGCGCGTCACCGTTCGCGGTGTCGACGTGCCGGTGAACAGCAAGGCCTACATAGCCGACGGCACGATCACCGGCCCGGCGCCGGATCTGCCGCATTTTGATGTGGATGTTTAGGCGGGGTAGTCCTCGGGGTTGGGTTCGATGATGCTCTTCGCCAGCCTTCGCAGCTCGGCGTGAGCCTCCAGCCTTTCCTCGGCTGATAGCGCTTCGTCCGCGAATGTCAGCGCGGCCGCTTCGGCATCGAGGATCTGCGCTGCTGCGAACTGCCTCGCCACTCTGCGGGCGAGCCCGCGCCGCACCAGCTTGTCACCCATGACCACCTCTTGAACTGACCAATCTACGCCCGCCACGTGCGGGCTTTTTTTCGCCTGGAGGAAACTATGTCCACACCACGTGGCGTCCGCAACAACAACCCCGGCAACATCGACTTCAACCCGCGCAACAACTGGCAAGGCCAGCTCGGCCTGGAGCTGGGTGTGCCTCGGCCGCGCTTCGCCCGTTTCGATACGCCTGAGAACGGTATCCGCGCGCTGGCCAAGCTGTTGCTGAACTACCGGGGCAAGGATGGTATGCCGGGCGTTGGCGGGCATGGTATCGACACCGTGCGCGAAACCATTAGCCGCTGGGCGCCGGGACACGAAAACGATACCGAGGCCTACATTTCGGCTGTCGCCAGGGCGCTCGGCGTCAAATCCGATACCGTCATCGACGTTCGCCAGCGGCCCGTGCTGCGGGCGCTGGTGGTCGAGATCATCAAGCACGAGAACGGACGCCAGCCGTATGCCGATGCTGTGATCGACGAGGGTGTGCGGAGGGCTCTGGCATGAGTGGCTATGAGTTCAAGGCCATATCGCGGTGCCTGGCTGAATCGGCACCTGGTGCTCTCTCATTCTTCTGCCTGGGGTGCGATATGCCGCACACCATCCAGACCGGTGACGGGCCAGGGCCTCGCTGGGGCTACAACAACAACGCCGATTCGCCGACCTTCACGCCCTCGGTGCTCTGTCGCTACAAGTGGAGCGATGGGGACCGCGTGTGCCATTCGTTCATCACTGACGGGCAGATCCAGTACCTGGGCGACTGCACTCACCATTTAGCCGGCAAGACAATCGAGCTGCCGAACTGGGAGGAAGCATGGGCAAATTGGTGGAGTTAGTCCCGGCCTGGGGCTGGGCACTGTTGCTCGGGTTGGTGCTGGTCGTGGTGCAGCAGATCCGCGTTAGTGGCCTGCAGGATGACCTGCAGACTGAGCGCGGCGAGCGGCTGCAGGATGCTGACAAGCTGGGTGCTTGCCGTGCCACGCGCACCAACTTGCTCGGCCAGGTGATCGAGCAGAATGACGCACTGGCGGATCTGCGCGCGGCCGAGCTGGAGCGCGCTACCCGTGCTAGGGATGTACAGCAGCAGGCCGAGGGCAGGGCGCAGCAGGCAGACCAGCAAGCTCAGCAGGTGCTACAGGAGCGCACGCCGGCCGGGGTTGATGCCTGTGCTGCAGCCTCGGCGGCATTCGACGATGAACTACGCCGGGAGCGTGCGCAATGAAGCGACTGACTGTTGCCCTTAGCCTGGTGCTGACTGGCTGTGCCGGCCAGGTGGCTGAACCGCCCGAACCTGCCGTGGTACGCGTCGAGGTGCCGGTGCAGATACCCTGCCGCGCTGAGCGCGTGCCCCGGCCGGTGTTTGCCGTCGACGTGCTGCCCATCGGCGCGTCGATTGATGAACAGATGCGAGCGCTGCGGTCGGAGCGGCTGCAGCGCAAGGCGTATGAGGTGCGATTAGAGGCTGCTATTGATGCTTGTAAGTAGCGGGTTATAGCGTCATGAGCATCCATAACCGTGCTGCAGAGGCTGTGGTCTTGTCGCCAGTTTCATACTTCTCGATGTATTCCTCCAGCATGGACCGATCTGCGCTTGGTGGAGACCTGCGCACGATTATCTTGAAGTGTTCGATGAGTGTGCTGTCAGATTGGTTTGGCCGATTTAGGGCTGCGCGAAAGGCGTCATGAATTACTAGGTCTGTTTGCATCACAGCCTCCAAAGCTGCACGTTGAGGTTTCGGCGTAGGGTCATGCGCCATGGCTCGCCTGTTGGTCTGTGGATTTGCAGGCCGTCGAGGGTTCCGACGACGACTGGAGCATAGTCGACGTACTGGATGATTCGCGGCACGACGCCAGGCGTGTCGCTGACGCAGCCAAGCAGCTTGTGATCGAGCGAGTAAAGGTGTCCGCCTTCGCCGATCTTGCCCGCGATCCTGTCGCCTTCGAGCACGTCGTATCGATAGTGCAGCATCCAGCTCAGCTCGGCCTCGGCATTGAGGCGGATAAAGGCCAGGTACTTGTCAAACGCCTCGGTGACAAGGAAGTTGCGGATCTCGTGCGTGATCTCGCTGAACAGCAGCAGCTGGTTGGCGCGGTCACGCAGATAGGCGTAATGCTCAACCTCGATGTTCCGCCAGGCAGCGTCGTAGCTGTAGGCTGATACCCACTGGCTGAGGCTGAGGCGTCTGTGCTGGAGGTCGTAAAGCGTCAT